AGCAAAACCAGAGCGAGGAAGCGAAATGACGGAAGATAAAGCAAACGAGATCATCCACAGTTTTGTGATGAGTGACCACTTCGATGATCTGATGGTATATCGACTAGAGAAGTCTTTGGAGTGGACGTTGGACCAACTGAATTACGACTACGACCATAATGATATGTTCAATGACCTGAAGTATTGTCGTTCTCTGATTGGTGTCTTACAGGCCTTCAGTCTTAATGACTATCAGGCGGAAACTAAAATCCTGAATAGTATCCAAGACAAACTCTTGAGCAACTATTTCTAAGGGGGCGTAGAGACGATGGACATTGAAGAGAAACGAAAGTTAGTCAACGAGCTTGCGGGCAACAGGCTAGAAGAACTAATCAAGGAGTATGAGGAATACTATAGCAAAGAGAACTTTGAGGTCACACTTCTGGCGGAGATGTATGGTCGCATGATCCTCGCACACATGCTAGGGTATGACCTGACGAGGCTATCAGAGGATGCTGTAGGAGCTTCAGGTAAACTCAAGGAACTTGCACAAGGAAATGAAGAATGATTACTGCAACACTAATTGACCATATGGGGTCTGACCTGTCTGTCGTTAATGCGGCTAGGGTATCCTTCGGGAATAGGTCCAGCATGGATGAGGACAACATGGGTGTCTGGCACCTCAAGGACAAAGATAAAAGGCTGATCAAGTATCTGGCAAAGCATAAGCACCTGTCACCATTCGGCCATGCCTTCGCATCATTCCATGTCAAGGCACCTATCTTCGTGGCACGACAGTTAGTGAAGCATAAGTTCCTGCGGTGGAATGAGATCAGCAGGCGCTACGTCGATGGGTCGCCTGAGTTCTATGTGCCTGACGTGTGGAGGGGACGATCTGAGGACAAGAAGCAGGGGTCAGAGGGGGAGGTCGAGGTGGACGATATGCACCTAAACTTCTTCCTCATCGACGCCCTGCGGCTGTATGATAACCTGCTCAAAAAGGGTGTGTGCCCAGAGCAGGCTCGTATGGTTCTTCCACAGAACTTGATGACAGAATGGTACTGGTCTGGTTCTCTGGATGCCTTCGCTGCTATGTGCAAACTACGTTGTGCCTCTGACACACAGTATGAGAGCCGTGTGGTGGCAGATCAGATCAGTGAGAAGATGAAGGAACTATTTCCTGTGAGTTGGACCGCCTTGAAAGGAGAGACAGATGACCCATGCGACGACTGGTCAGGTAACAAGATACCTACTAAGGATACTGATAGCCCTAAGCATGTTAGCTAATGTACTCCTAGGAGGCCAGCTAGGCCAAACCTTAAGCGCTAGGAACTGGGAACTGAAGAGAAGGGGTAGACCTAATATAGTTTGTGTCATAGACCTGCTGTTAGGTAAGGACCACTGTGTGATAGCATGGACATTCTGGAAGACAAGGATATGGTAAGATGAGCATGTACGTACTAGAGTTAGGTGACAAAGAGGTAGTAGTAGAACTTATCAGGAAGGGTAGTAGGTCTAATAATATTCCTCCTACTCTGTCAATCTCAGGAGGTATGGACTGGGATGGGGATGAGTACCTACTAGACCAAGAGGATAAGGACATAGTAGTATCTGAGATACTTACTAGATACCCTCATGAGGTATATGCTGACTAGAGGGAATACCTATATACCCCGTGGCAGGGCACGGCCCTATCATACAGCCATATTAAATTCTGTCAAGAGGAAAATAACACCTATGTCAAACTGGCGACAGCACCAGCCCTGCCCCAATCAAGACTGTGGTAGCAGCGATGCATTCAGCTACAATACGGAGAGCCTCGCAGGTCGTTGTCATGCCTGTGACTTGAAGTACCCTAGACAGATGCCTAATCTCTTTGACTGGGCAGAAGAGGAGTACCCTACTATGGCACTACCAGATAAATCGAGTAGCTCTCAGAGCCACGTACAGACCCGTACACAGGCAACTCCCTCTGAGCTGCTCACCCCCACCTACCGAGGTGTCAGGAGCATTACAGAGGACACTCAGCGCTTCTACGGTGTTAAGACCTACATCAACTCAAGTAATGAGCCAGTCAAGCAGGAGTATGTCTACCCCTCTGGTGGTATTAAGACACGGTGGTTCCCTAAGGAGTTCTCCGCTAAGAACCTCAAGTCAGACGAGCTCTTCGGCATGAACCTCTGGAACTCCGGTGTAGGTAAGACAGTAACAATTACTGAGGGTGAGCTAGATGCTATGTCAGCCTACCAGATGTGCTTCAATGCTAAGTATCCCTCAGCCTTTGTGTCACTCCCCTCGTCTACCCCATCACACAAGCTCTGGGCTAAGGTTGATAAGTGGTTGAATTCCTTCGAAAAGATTATCTTATCTATCGAGCATGATGACACAGGCAATGCAGTAGCACAGCGCATAGCTAACCTCTACCCTAACAAGGTCTACAGGGTACAGCATGACAAGTACAAGGACGCCAATGAGTTCCTTGAGGCTGGCAAGGGCTCTGAGTTTAGGTTCGCTTGGTGGAATGCCAAGAAGTACACACCGGAGAATGTGTTCAATACAACCGATGACTTCATGAAGCTCTACGACAGGACTGAGAACTCTGTCTATGTTGAGACGGGTATTCAGGACTTCGATAGTCTATGTCTAGGCCTGATGCAGGGACACTTCACCCTCTTCAAGGCTAAGACAGGCATCGGTAAGACTGAGTTCATGCGCTACCTTGAGTACCATATCCTCACTAACTACAAGGACACATCCATTGCTATCTGGCACATGGAGGAGACTAAACTACGTAGCCTTCTAGGTCTTGTGTCATATGAACTTGGGGAGAATGTCACACGCAAGGACCTCATCGAGGAGAAGGAGCTAGACCTACAGGTGCGTGAGGCTATCCAGCGCCTGACAAAAGATGATAGGCTGTACCAGTTCTACTTAAATGACGAGGATGATCCGCTTGATATCCTTCAACATATTAGGTACCTGTCTCAGGCCTGTGGTGTTAGATATGTTTTCTTCGAGCCTATTCAGGACATTGCAGCTAACATCGGGGCAGAGGAAAGTAAGGAGCAATTCCTAGCTGACCTATCTGTCAGACTTTCTAAGCTTGCCGCTGAGCTCGGAGTAGGTATCATCACCATCGGACACACCAACGACGATGGTGCTGTCAAGTACTGCCGTATGATTGAGCAGCGCGCCTCAGTTGTGGTTGACTTACAACGTGACAAGATGGCAGAAGATACTGAGACAAGGAATACGACTAAGCTTCTTGTCACTAAGAATAGGCCAGCAGGTCCTACTGGATACGCAGGTCAACTTTTGTTCAACCCTGATAGTTTCACACTGTCTGAGAAATTTGGAGATATCTAGACCATGCTGACATCTATTGCATTCTCTGTGCTGTACCTACTGGGTGCCTTCAACCATTATATTTCTGTAAAGTCTATCCTTTACCTAACGGAGACTGAGGGCTCTGAGGGTAAGATAATGCTAGGCTCAGCCATCTGGCCCTACCATGCGATTGAAACTATCCTCCAGATGATGTTCGATAAGGACGAAGATAATGAGTAAGACAGTAGCCTTGGACATCGAGACTGATGACCTCAATGCTACTCGTATCTGGGTCATCTGCGGGGAGGACGTAGATACACATGAGAAGGTTCAGTTCCTGAATGTAGACACTATACCTGAACAGAGGGATGCCTTCGTAGCCTACGTCAACAGTGCTGACAAACTAGTCCTACACAACGGCATTGGTTTTGACGTGCCTGTACTGAATAGACTTCTCGGACCTGTCGTTGATCCTCATAAGGTCATCGATACTCTTATTGTGTCACGCCTTGTGGACTATGACATCAAGGGAGGACACAGCCTGAAGGCATGGGGCCAGCGACTAGGTGACTACAAGCTAGACTTCAAGGCATTCGATATGCTGACACAGGAGATGGTGGACTACTGTCATCAGGACGTAACAGTTACTGTCAAGCTCTACAGTAGGCTCAAGAAGCACATCAATGATCCTCAGCTACAGGATGCCCTGAGGTGTGAGCATGAGATACAGATGCTCTGTGAGGAGATGACAGGTAATGGTTTCTACTTTGACAAGGACAGGGCTGAGGTTCTTCTATCTGAGATTAAGGCCCGTATGGCTGAGCTTGAGGCTGACTTCCAGAAGGACTTCCCGCCCAAACTAGAAGAGGTCAATCGTCTGTCCTACCGTGTCAACAAGGAAGGCAACCCCTATGCTACTGTCATCAAGGCCAGAGAGAAGTACGCACTGACAAAGATAGATGTCTCTGTCAAACCCAACCAGTTAGTCTGCTATGACTTCATACCATTCAACCCTGCCTCACCTAAGATGCGTATCGATAGGCTATGGGATGCAGGCTGGAAACCATTCGAAAAGACGAAAGGTCACATAGAATATGAGCGTGAGCAAAGACGTAGATCGTGGTAAGAAGTTCTCCCGCTACGGCTGGACCCTGTCGGAGAACAACCTCAGCACCCTACCGGAGGATGCACCAAGTGGTGCACTAAAGCTGGCTGAGTGGCTGACACTAGAGGGACGTAGGTCAAGCCTTGTTGAGTGGCTAGGTCACGTCAAGGATGACAGAAGGGTGCACGGTAGGTTCACCCACATCGGGGCATGGACAGGACGTATGGCTCACTCAGCACCCAATCAGGCTAATATACCTGCAGCCTTCCACAAGGAACCTAAGACACCAGTCGAACAGGTTAAGCACAAGTACGATGGAGACTTCAGGAAACTGTGGTGTGTGCCGGAGGATAGCTATCTTGTAGGTACTGATGCCGAAGGTATCCAGCTACGTGTGCTGGCTCACCTGATGAACTCCGAGGAGTATATACACGCTATCATTAGCGGCAAGAAAGAGGATGAAACAGACATCCATAACGTCAACCGCAAGGCCCTCGGCATGTCTCACATTACTAGGGACATGGCTAAGACTTTTATCTATGCCTTCCTGCTTGGCGCTGGCAATGAGAAGATAGCACAGATACTTAAGGTGACAGATAAAGAAGCTAAGAAGGCAGTGGAGAACTTCATGCAGTCCATCGAAGGACTAGCTAACCTGAAGAAGTCTGTCATTCCAGCTATCGCTGGCAGAGGATGGTTCAAAGGTTTGGATGGACGCAGGGTACCTGTACCTTCGGAGCACAAGACACTGGCAGGTATGCTACAGAATGGTGAGGCTGTCATCATGAAGCATGCTGCACTGCAGTGGACCAAGCAGGCTAAACGTGAGGGCCTGAAGTTTAAGCTTGTGACTTGGCCCCACGATGAATGGCAAACTG